GTAAGAAATTTTCTAAGTTTGATTTAGACTTAGAGTTCGGGGAGAAGTGGGAAGACTTCATCATAGATAAACTTAAGACAGCGGAGGTAAAGACAGAGAAAGATAAATGGAAAACAACAGGTAACATCTGCATTGAGTCTGCATGCTACGGTAAACCTAGTGGCATCGAAGCAACTGAATCAGATGTATGGATACACAATCTCACACTTAATGGTGAGTTTGTATTTGGTTTCATCATACCAACTGAACGACTGAGAGAAGTATACAAGACAGGATGGGAAGTAATGGGTGGTGATAATAATGCTAGCCGTATGAATCTATTAAAGATTAAAGAGCTAGTAGATTTAATACTCAATGATGCGAACGGTTCGCAAGGAGATAAATAATGTATTACAATACAAACAAAGAAGAAGGACAAGAGTTAATTGATTCAACTAATAAATCATTTAAACAAGAAGATATTATCTTAGGTTTATTTTTAAAAGATGAGAAGCTTACACGAGAAGATGTAGAAAAGAAATGTAGAATCTTCGGATACTTTTATCCTACCTCTAGTGTCGTTAGAGCTATAAGTGTACTGACTTCTAAAGGTAAATTAAAGAAGACAAACCATATGAAGAAAAGTATATTCAATAAAAAGGTACATACTTGGGAGTTAGTTTAATGAGTATAGATACATTAATAGATGATGTCTACAATTTAATAGACACTAAAGAAATACCAGAGGGTGTCAATGTTGAGAAGGTCTTAGACCAATTCGCAGAGAATGTAAAAGAAATTCTACTCAACAATATTGTAAAGCACAGAGAAGATAACCGTAAACTTAGGATGTCTAATATAGGTAAACAAGACAGACAGTTATGGTATAATTATAATGGTTATGAAGGTGAACCTTTAATGCCACACACTAAGATTAAATTCTTATACGGACATTTAATTGAAGAGATGGTACTAGCTCTAGTTAAACTATCAGGTCATGAAGTTACTGATGAACAGAAGCAAGTAGAGGTAGATGGTATCCAAGGTTCGATGGACTGTAAGATAGATGGTACATTGATTGATGTTAAGTCTACATCCAGTTATGGATTCAAGAAGTTCAAAGATGGTACGCTAATGTATGATGACCCGTTCGGTTACATAGACCAGATAAGAGGCTATGCTCACGCTGAGAACTCAACTAAGTTTGGTTGGTTAGCTATGGATAAAACCAATGGTCACTTATGTGTACTGACTTATGATACTGACGATGAAGAATGGCAGGACATTAACTTCTTTACTATTGAAGATAGAATTAAATCAATCAAGAAAATAGTAGAGCAACCTGAACCACCTGAGAGATGTTACCTACCAGAACCAGATGGTAAGAGTGGCAACATGAAGTTAGGTTTAGGATGTAGCTACTGTCAATACAAACATCATTGTTATCCTGGACTAAGAACATTCTTATATGCCAATGGACCTAGGTATTTAACAGAGGTAAAGTTTATACCTAATGTGTTAGAGGTAGATAAAGATGGCAACAAAGTATCGTTCTAAATTAGAACAAGAGTGTCATACTCTATTAGGTAAACAGTGGAAGTATGAACCACACAGGATTGCATATACTGTAAGGAGAAATTATACACCAGACTTTGTACAAGGAGATTACTTTATAGAAGTCAAAGGTTTCTTTAGGGCAGGGGATACACAGAAGTACAGAGCTATCGCAGAACAATTAAAGTTTGAAGGTAAGCATCTAATCTTTTTAATGCCTGACCCAGATAAGAAGACAAGGAAAGGTGGTAAGACTACATATAGACAATGGTGTGGTAAGTATGATATAAAAATATTTAGCACAAAAGAAATCAAGGAGTTAAAGGAATGGACAAGGAAGCGATAAACCCACAGCATTATCGACAGGGCAACATAGAAGTTATTGACTTTATCCTTGACCAGAACTTTAGTTATCTTGAAGGTAACATAATTAAGTATGTGTCTAGATATAAGTACAAGAATGGACTTGAAGACTTAAAGAAAGCACATTGGTATTTGGAGAGGTTAATAAATGCTAACACTTGAAGAGTTAAAACAAAAGATAATAGACCAAGGATATGATGAATGTCTTATCTGTGATATATTAGAGATAAGTGTAGAAGAATTACTTGAAGCTTTTGACTATAAGTTAATTCTTAAGAG